TCATCGATGGGGGAGATGGCTGTTGTGTTTCTGACCAATACCCAATTCAAGTGCGGAGACCCCAAGACATATATCGTCCATGTCACGAAGGCGCGCTGGGAAGCCAACGCGCTAAGCCGGGGTTTGTCCGGAACCACACTTGAACGGTTCCGGGGCTGGTACACAACAGCCCCAAAGAAACACACGCGCTTTCCAACCAATCTTCAGGCGGGGCTGACTGTTGTGTACGCCCCGCCCTGTTCAGGCAAAACGCACTGGAAGAAGAAACAACAAAACACATTTGTGTTTGACACAGATGAGCTTTTGGAAGGCGGAAAGGGGGATGCAAATAAAGCGGGCAGAGATCAACACGAAGACCGATGTCGTAAAGCATACAAGTTGCTAACGATATGTGTCTCGAAGAATGAGACCCCGCTGCAATTCTACGACAAGCTGGCGGCCGCCAGTTTAATCCCGACTCAGACTGCTGATGCGTACCGGGAAGCAACTGCTTCCCTACAAATTGCAGATCTGGGTTATCCCGTCAATCCGTGTGTGGGCGGTGCACCATTGTATTTGGGTTCCTACTCGAACACAGCGGTGCAAGCCCGTTTGAAGAGAAATGATGACGTCCTCATGGCCAGAGAGCATCCTGTCGCCTGTGCCTGTGGGAAAAGGCGGTGGCAGGGTGCTGAGCTGTGTCCCAAGTGCGCTCGGGAATCAGCGGTTCCTCAACCGTTGAAACCAGGGTGCACTGTCACGGCTCGGGCAACGCGGAGGCGCAAACAACTCCGAGGAATGCTGAGGGTCGGGCCTCAAGTGGTGGCCGACCCCCAGTGCACAGCAGCAGGTTGTGCCCAGAACGAAGAAGCAGCTCTTAGGTTGCGGCAATGCGCTCAAACACCCCTGATAGACCAAGCCCTGATGCAAGAATTTACGCAGTGGTATCGGGAGTGGATGCGACCTAACATGCCAAGGCGTGTGGTGCCTAAGGAACTCGAAAAATACCTAGAAGCGTCCAAATACACAGCCAACCAGAAGAAATTCCTACGCACCGCCTACAATGAGTTAGATGGCGTCGTCTTGACAGACGAAGAGTACGAAGATTTGTCGGAGATCAAGGCGTTTGTCAAGCGCGACAAATACGGTAAAGCCACATGGCGGGGTTGGGACCCGGCGTTTGTTCCAAGGGCCATTTGCTCGTTCGGGCCCCACCCCACCATATGGATGGCTCTCTTTGTGTCCGCGTACCAAGAGCAGCTGCACCACTTGTGGCATGGCCACATTTTCTTTGCTGCAGGCAAAACTGTGGCTCAATTGAGCCAGTGGTACACTCAGCACCGTAGCCAGCGGTCAACGTTCTGGGAAAATGACATGACCAACTACGACAGCACAATCACGCAGGAGTGGCAAGAGTTTGCTATGGGTCTGCTGTTCGACGCGGGTGGTGCGCTTGCTCAACATTTCAAAGGATTCAAGCGAGCGCAATCCATCGACACCCTAGGGCGTGGAGCTTACGGGACCAAATTTCGAGTTAAGGGCACCATGAAATCTGGATCATCAGACACGTGCCTTACGAACTCGCTTATCAATGGCCTCACACATTGGTTCTGTCTCCAC